ACTTTTGAGTTTCGCGATGGCGGCGCTAGTGGGGCCATTCTGTTTCAGATGGACATCCCCGTTAATTCAAACCCCAACTCGTACTACATCAACGTGCCGGGCGAGGGTATGCTATTTCAAACCAACATCTACCTCACTTTTAGCGTGGGTTCCGTAACGGGAATCACGGCGTTCTATGGCTAGTCCAGCATGGCAACGCAAGGAAGGCAAGAACCCCAACGGCGGTTTAAACGCCAAGGGCCGAGCCTCTGCGAAGAAAGAAGGTCACAACTTGAAACCACCTCAACCAGAGGGCGGCTCAAGGCGCGACTCTTTCTGCGCTCGCATGAGTGGGATGAAAAAGAAGTTGACATCCGCAAAAACAGCGAACGACCCGAACTCTAGGATCAACAAGAGTCTTAGAGCATGGAACTGCGCTGAGGGTGGATACATTAAAGCAGCAGATGGTATAGCCCAAAAAGGCAAGACCAAAGGCAGGATGTGTTAATGGATGCCAACATGATTTGGTCGGCAGTTTTATCCGTTGTGATGGGTGGCTTTGGGCTATTTATCAGGGAAAAACTTGTTCAGATTAAAGATGTAGGCGAAGATGTAAGGCGTGTAGAACGTCTTTTAAACATAACCCGCGAGGAGATTGCCCGTGATTACGTTACTCAAACAGAAATTCAACGCATTACTGACCATATTGACCAACGCTTCAATCGCCTTGAGGCAAAGATTGACCAACTTATTCAAGCGGGGCGATGATGCCAAGCACTAGCAAGAAACAACACAATTTCATGGAAGCGGTGGCTCATAATCCAGCGTTCGCCAAGAAAGCAGGCGTTCCTCAGTCCGTGGGGAAAGACTTTAGCAAGGCCGATAAGGGCAAAACTTTTAAACAAGGTGGAAGTATGGCAAGCAAAATGGGCATGTTTGAAAAATCCGGCAAAGATGTCGAGAAAAAGGGCGTGAAAGAAGGCTCTAAGGCTGACATGGCTATGGATAAGAAACAAATGATGAACAATGGTGGCATGGCTATGAAAAAGATGGCTTCTGGTGGTTTGGCTGCTGGTCATAAATCTGCTAATGGCATTGCCTCAAAAGGCAAAACCAAAGGCAAAAATATTGTTATGGCCGGAAGCAAAGGCATGAATGCTGGCGGCGCAACCAAAAAATATTGTTAAGGAGTTACCATGAAAAAGACAAAACGTTACGAAGAAGGCGGAGATGTTGATCCATTAGAGGCTGCAAATCAGTCCGATGAATCTCAGTCTATTGCTAATGAGGCAAAGGGCGAAGCAATGCTAAAGGCTATGCGCGACAAGGAGTCAGCACCAAAAGCCAAGCCAGCAATGCCCGCGTTAGGTATGAATGATTTTAAAGCCGCTCCATCAAAGCCAAAGAACCCAAACTTTAGTAATGAAGGTCGCTCTACGCCAGCCCCCGCTGCAAAACCTGTTGCTAGTGGAGCTATGGATACGGCGGGCTTTGAGAAACCAAAGCCCACTACTTCTAAAGTTGGTAGAGCGGGACAAGCAACTGGCTCGTCTAACGAACCTTCTTTTCAAGATAAGCAAGCTATGGAGTATTTGCAAGCCAAGCGTGACAAAGCTGCTGGCAAAAACACAGGCTTTTTCTCTGGTCTTTTCGGTGGCTCACAACGCAGTCGCAAATACAAAACAGAGAATATGGCTTCCGGCGGTATGGTTTCATCAGCTTCTAAACGCGCTGATGGCATCGCTCAAAAGGGTAAAACTCGCGGAAAGATGTGCTAACTATGGCTGAAAAATGGATCCAAAAAGCAATTAAGAAGCCCGGCGCTTTGAAAAAAGAATTGGGCGTAAAAGCTGGAAAAACTATTCCAGCCAAGAAACTTGCTGCTGCAGCCAAAAAGCCGGGCATTGAAGGCAAGCGTGCTAGATTAGCGGAGACCCTAAAAGGGTTTAAGAAATGATGGCAAGCCGAGGAATTGGGGCTATTGCCCCCTCCAAAATGCCCGGCCCGAAGCGTAAAGCTAGACGGGATAACACCGATTTCACGCAATATGCCGAAGGCGGCGAGGTTGGCTTGTATGCCAATATCAACGCCAAGAGAAAGCGTATCGCCAAAGGCTCTGGCGAAAAAATGCGTAAGGTTGGTAGCAAGGGTGCGCCTACAGCGCAAGCATTCATTAACTCTGCTAAAACTGCAAAGAAGTAAAAGATGAGTACCACCGGATCCACCGCGTTTAACCTTGACTTCACCGAATTGGCGGAGGAGGCATGGGAACGCGCTGGCCGTGAAATGCGATCAGGCTATGACCTGAGAACCGCACGCAGATCGATGAATCTAATGACCATCGAATGGCAAAACAGGGGCATCAACATGTGGACGATTGAGCAAGGCTCCATCGACCTCGTTGCAGGTTTAAACACGTATCCAACCCCGACAGACACCATTGATCTAATGGATCACGTAATCCGTACAGGGGCTAACAGCGCCAGCACACAGGCTGACTTAACAATCACCCGTATTAGCTCCTCTACTTACGCAACCATTCCCAACAAACTACAGCAGGCTAGACCTATCCAGATTCTTGTTCAAAGGAATTCTGGAGAAACGAACCCTGCTAACTCAACTCTTAGTACAACCATTAACTCCACAGCTACTGAGATTACTCTCAGCACGACGGTTGGATTGGCGGCTGCGGGGTATATCAAGTTAGACGATGAGACTATCTACTATCAATACATAACAGGGAATACCCTATATGTATGCTCTAGAGCGCAGAACGACACAACGGCAGCATCTCATACATCGGGCATCTCGGTGTATGTTCCTCAACTCCCCGCTGTAACTGTTTGGCCTACCCCGGACAATTCAACCCCATATCAGTTGATCTATTGGCGGCTACGCCGCGTGCAAGATGCTGGTGCTGGTATAGAGACTGGCGACATGAATTTCCGCTTCCTACCGGCTGCTGCGGCAGGATTAGCCTATCAAATTGCTACCAAGGTTCCTGAATTAATGCCACGGGTACAAATGCTTAAAGAAATGTATGACGAGCAGTTCAATCTTGCCGCCGGTGAAGACCGCGAAAAAGCGTCAGTCAGATTTGTTCCTCGCCAGATGTTCATTGGAGGGGGTAGTGCGTAATGGGTAACAGGTATGCTTCTGGCAAATACAGCATCGCCATGTGCGACCGCTGTGGTCAGCAGTACAAGCTCAAGGAACTAAAAAAAGAAGTCATCAAGACAAAGAAGTATGACCTCAAAGTTTGTCCTGAGTGCTGGGATCCAGATCAACCGCAGTTGCAATTGGGCATGTATCCGGTGGATGATCCTCAAGCGGTGATGGAACCCCGTAGGGACAGTACATACGTCACAGCGGGTGTGAATGGATTGCAAGACAATACATCGGGATTTGGGGGATACCCAACCGGAGGTTCAAGAGATATCCAATGGGGCTGGAATCCGGTAGGAGGAGCAAGCCAGTTTGATGCTGCTTTAACGCCGAATAACTTGGTTTTAGTTGGATATGTTGGTACAGTAACGATACAAACTACTTAGGGGTTTAAACATGGACAAGTCAGATTTAAAGCAAGATAAAGCGCTTATTAAAAAAGCGTTTAAACAACATGATTCTCAAGAGCATAAAGGCGGCAAAGGCACTACGCTCAAGCTCAAAAAAGGTGGCCCCACGTCAGAAGATCGCATGAGACTAGGTCGCAACATGTCCCGTGCTAAAAATCAAGGGAGCAAATAATGTATAGCAAAAAAGTAATGGGTAAAGAAGTTGGCGATGCCAGCGTCTATGCTGCTCCGCACACAATGGACGGCAAAGCAGGTGTGAAAATGCGTGACAAAGCACCTATGCCCCGTAAAAAAGACTGGACTCCTATGGATGGTGTAAGCATTGGTTGTAACGATGAAGTTAAAACTACTGGCATCAAAACCCGTGGAACTGGCGCAGCAACTAAAGGCGTGATGGCTAGAGGCCCAATGGCATGACATACGCGGAATTAGTCACTGCTGTTCAAGATTACTGTGAGAATACATTTCCCACGGTAGACATGAACACCATGATCAAGCAGGCGGAGCAACGCATCTATAACACGGTGCAGTTAGCCAGCCTGAGAAAGAACATGGTTGGGCAGCTATCAACTGGCAATCAGTATTTATCTGCGCCAAATGATTTCCTGTCTGCCTATTCTTTGGCTGTGATCAAGGCAAACGGCGACTACGTGTATTTGCTCAACAAGGATGTGAACTTCATCCGTGATGCGTATCCTTCGTCTAGTTCCACAGGGATACCCAAGCATTACGCCATTTTTGGCCCCGTGTATGGGCAAGAAACTGAGCTTTCGTTTATTTTGGGGCCAACCCCCGATACATCGTTATTGAGTTCTCCAAATAACGTAGAGCTTCATTTCTACTACAACCCAGAATCAATCGTTACCGCTGGCAATACATGGCTTGGAGATAACTTTGACTCCGCCCTGTTAAATGGCACGATGATCGAGGCAATCACTTATATCAAGGGTGAGCTGGACATGGTTAAGTTATACCAAGACCGTTATGTGCAATCAATCGCACTACTCAAGAATTTGGGTGACGGCAAACAGCGTATGGATGCTTATCGTGATGGTCAGGTTAGGAATCCGGTGAACTAATGTCAATCGTCCAAACCCTGACAACTAGTTTTAAAAATGATCTGTTAACCGCAGGGCAAAACCTATCAACAGACACATTAAAGCTCGCCTTGTACACAGCAGATGCAAGTTTAAACGCAGATACGACAGCATACAGCACTACAAATGAGATAACTGGCACTGGATACACGGCAGGAGGGATAACCCTAACGGGCATAACCATCCAGACATCTGGCTCCACTGTGTATATTAACTTTAGTAATGTTGTATGGAATCCCGCAACATTTACAACTCGCGCTGCTCTTATCTACAATAGCAGCAAGAGCAACAAATCTGTAGCCGTGTTAGATTTTGGATCAGATAAAACCTGTACCTCAACCTTCACTATTCAGATGCCTGCCAACACGGCAACTTCCTCACTCTTACGTTTCGCTTAAAGGAGCAACCATGTTTAACGAAAATGCCCAATCTACGGATCTCGTAGCAGCAGCCTTGGCAACTGCAAAACCCATCACCGAAGGCGCTGGCGCTGGTGGTGTTTACACACTTCAGTGCTTAGACGCAAACGGAAAATTGAAGTGGGAAGTAAGCACCCATAACTTGGTGGTGAACGTCGGTATTCAAGACATGAACGCCCAGTACTTTAAAGGCTCTTCTTACACAGCCGCTTGGTATATTGGTTTGTACGGTGCAGGCTCTACAAACAATCCTGCCGCAAGCGATACTGCCTCATCACACTCTGGTTGGACTGAAATTGTTCCTTACAGCAATTCAACACGTCCTGCCGCTACATTTGGTACAGCTACTACAGCCAACCCATCTGTGCAGACTAACTCAGCTTCGCCTGCTTCTTTCACAATCAACGCTACAGCTACTGTCGGTGGTGCGTTCTTGATTAGCAACAGCACAAAATCTGGAACTACCGGAATTTTGTTCTCCGCATCTGACTTCACATCACCCGGCGACCGTTCAGTAGTATCAGGCGATACATTAAACGTGACTTACACCTTCAGCTTAACAGCAACCTAATTAGGAGAATATTATGGCTACAGCATTTAAAAAAGGCGACAACGTTAAACTTAACTCTACTGTTCCACAAGGCTCTGTACAAGCGCTGCGTATGGATGAAGATGGAAACTTCTTCTATTTAGTTGAATGGACAGATGCAAATGGCGATGAGCAGCAACGTTGGTTTGAAGAATCACAATTAGCGCAAGCGTAACCTATGGCACTCGTACTTGCGGATCGGGTTAAAGAAACCACGACCTCCACAGGTACGGGTACTATAACTCTAGCTGGAGCCTCTACAGGCTATCAATCTTTTGCCGTTATTGGAAACGGCAATACTACTTATTACGTTATTGC